CGCAACTTGTTGAGCCAGTTGCTAATAAGAATGATTCTAAAAAAACTAGCCGTTTTTTCGGTTCTTGGAGGGATGCTAAATGAGGCGCCGCCGCTTATCTAAGCGAGGTTCTCGCCGTCTTTTCCGGCGTACCTCCAGATCTCGCCGTAGAAATTTTAAAAGAGTAGGACGAGGTGGTTTTAGGATTTGACATTCTGATTTAATCCTGATACAATCGGTACAGGTGATTAATATGGTTTGTTATAATCCTATTCTTATGTATCCAGTTGAAGGAGCGATTACCAAAAATGGAAAACAACATTATAGTTTTTACGGTAGCCTTGCCTCTCACCCTGAGCTTGCTGGCGATAGCCGTTTCATTCGTTGTTCTTGTAAACAATGCATCGGCTGTCGTCTCGAAAATAGCAGACAGTGGGCCGTCCGTGCTGTTCACGAAGCCCGTTCTTCGTCTTCTGCTTATTTCGTTACTTGCACTTTTGACGATTATCATTTGCCACGTGATAAAAGCTTAAGTAAGAAATTTCATCAGACATTTATGAAGAATCTTCGCCGTGAGTATGGCAGTGGTATTCGCTTTCTTGGCTGTGGTGAATATGGTGAACTTCATGGTCGTCCCCATTATCATTACATTTTGTTTAATATTGATTTTGATGACAAAATTTTTCGGTTCCGTTCAGACGGTTATAATACTTATACTTCTTCTCGTTTTGCCAAAGTATGGAAATACGGTATGCATCTTATTGGTGAGTTTAGCTTTGATTCTGCTGCCTATGTCGCTCGCTATATAGTTAAAAAGCAGACAGGTAAAGATGCTCCTTCTCACTATAAAGGTCGCATTCCTGAGTTCATGGTTGCTTCTAATCGTCCTGGCATAGGTGCCAAATGGCTCGAAGATCATGGTGAAGAATGTTATGCTAACGATTATGTCGTTATCAACGGTAAGAAGATGCGTCCTCCTCGTTATTATGATAAAAAGTTTGACGAAACGCATCCTTACTGGATGGAATATATTCGTAATAATCGCATTGATAAGATGCTTCATAACTTGGAGAACAATACTTTTGAGCGTTTGGTTGACCGCTGTCGTGTTCAGGAAGGTAAGTATAAGCATTTTCTTGGCAGAAAGCTTGACAAGGTATTATGACTGTGTTATTATTAAGTCGGAAATGAGGTGATGCCTATTAGTGAGTTTGAAGCTGTTAAAAATTTCTGTCGTGAGCGTAATATTTCTTTTAATTACTCTTTTCGTGGCAGTAAATATGCCGCTTACCGTCTTAAACCTGATGATTCTAGAGTTATTCACCTTGATAATGACTATTTTGTTATATCAGCTACGCTTTATCTTATGATTCGTAGGTATTTAGTTGCATTTAGAAAAGGAGATGGTTCCGCTGAGACTTTATTCCATTTATGATTCCAAGGCTGAACAGTTCAGTCCTCCGCAGGTTTATCACAACGATCTGCTTGCTCTGCGAGCTTTTGAAGGTATAGTTAACGATGATAAAATGCTTATTAAAAAGTATCCTGAAGACTTTACTCTTTATTATATTGGCAATCTCGGTGACAGCGATGGTCGCTATTACGTTGAGAATTGTGACGAGTCCCGTATTCCTGTCATGGTTGGTCGCGCCATAGAATATGTTGACAACAACTCTACTGAATGATAATCTAATAAAGAGCGTATCAGAAAAAGGACGGTCTCGCAAGAGATCGCCCTTTTTTTGTACGCCACGCCCGCCGCGTCTAGGCGCCTGCGAAAGGAGGTGAAACTATGAAATTTAAGACAGCTTATGATCCTGTAGAAGAACATGATCATTGTGGTATTGAGTTTACCATGCCTTCTCTTACGGTTCAGGACGAGAAAGATGAAACTGATATCAATTACATCGTAAATAAGTATGCAGACGGTCAGAAAGGTATCATGACTCTTGACCTCGGCGATAGTTCGCAATACGCTTATCTGCAGTTCGGAGATGCAACGCTTCCCGGTGACTACAGTACAGCTCTTGAACTTGTGTCTGGAGTTCGTGAAGAATTCTACAGTTTACCCGCTTACGTTCGAGCTAAATTCGGTCACGATCCTATGAATTTCATCAACCAATTGAATGATCCTGCAACGCTCGAATATCTCCAACAACAAGGTCTGTATGGTAGCAAATATACCTCTGATGAACCACAACAGTCTGTAAGTAGTATACAAACACAAGAAAAAAATAACACTTTAGAACAAAATAATGAAGAAACACAAAAATAGGCGTCACCGAAGCCAGTTACTTACTTGATGTAACTGGCGTAGGTGACGCAAAAATAATCTAAAACCTAATAATAATTTGCTTTAGGTTAATTATTAGGTTTACACTTCGAAGAAGGTGAAATTTTGGCTCGAAAAAAAATAAGAGTTCGAGGACATCGCTTTAGCGATGCTCCTGCAATGTACATGAAAAGGACTAAATTCGACCGTTCGCATGTTTATAAGACAACGTTTGACTCAGGTAAGCTTATACCTGTATTTCTTGACGAGGTTTTGCCTGGCGATACTACTCGTTTGTCTGTTAATTACTTCGCTCGTTTGGCTACTCCTATTAAGCCTATCATGGATAATATTTATCTGGACTGGTTTTTCTTTTTTGTACCAAACCGCCTCGTTTGGGAACATTGGCAGAACTTCTGCTTTGAACAGGAAGACCCTGATGATAGCACTGATTATGTTATCCCTACTGTTTCTGCTTCCGGCAACTCTCAAAATGCCTATATAGGCTCTCTTTGGGACTATTTCGGTTTGCCCGTGAATACGTCTGGTAATTTATCTGGTATTAGTGCTCTTCCGTTTCGTGGTGTTTACCTTATTTACAATGAATGGTTTAGAGATGAAAACCTCCAGAAATCCGTCAAGATTCAGAAAGGCGATACTAACGAAGTTTTAAACTCTGCCCGATCTGCTGAGCAGCCTTCTTGGGTTTTCACTTCAGGTACCAGCATCGTTCCTGGCTTAGCCTGTCCTCCTCGTGGTAAGCGCCATGACTATTTTACTTCAGCTCTTCCCTGGACTCAGAAGGGCCCTGGCGTATCTGTAGGACTTGCTGGCACTGCTTCTATAGTCGATCCTTCGCCTACGGCTGGTTTTCTCCTCCATAGTTCCGATACTGAGCTCGCCGCTGTTTCTGCTTATGGCGGTAGTGCCTCTGCTTCTGGCGGTCGTAGAATAGCAAAAGGTTCTAACGAAATTAAGTTTGCCCGTTATGCTTCTGAATATAGTACCGTAGGCGGTTTTGCTGGTAATACTGATGGTACGGTAACTGTGGCAGCTCATCCTGCTGCTGCTTTTCTTGCTAATGACTCATATGTTGACTTGGATACTTCGAGCATTTTTACTATTAATAGCTTACGTACTGCTTTCCAGATGCAGAAGTTCTATGAACGTCTTGCCCGTGGTGGTAGTCGGTATACAGAAGTACTCCGCTCTTTCTTTGGCGTAGTTTCTCCAGACGCCCGTCTTCAACGTCCGGAATTTCTCGGCTCCTTTACCAAAATGGTAAATGTCAATCCAATAGCGCAGACTTCCGCAACTGACACTACTTCTCCTCAAGGCAATCTCTCTGCTTATGGTGTTACTGCCGCTAAGTTTCATGGTTTCACTAAATCTTTCGTTGAGCATGGCTATATTTTTGGTTTCGTATGTGCTCGTGCCGATCTTACTTACCAGCAGGGTATTAACAAGATGTGGCTTCGCTCTACTGTTTATGATTTTTATTGGCCTACATTCGCGCATCTTGGTGAGCAGGCTATTGAGCTTCGTGAGATCTATGCTCAGGGTTCTAAAGATGACACTACTGTTTTTGGCTATCAGGAACGTTATGCCGAATATCGCTATAAACCTTCGCAGATTACAGGTAAGTTCCGTAGTTCTGTAGTTAATGGCTCTTTAGATAAGTGGCATTTGTCTCAGTTCTTTAAAAATGCTCCAACTCTCAACGAAGAGTTTATTGTTGAAAATCCGCCTATTGATCGTATTATCGCTGTTCCCAGTGAGCCTGAATTCTTGCTTGACATAGGTTTCCGTTATACTACTGTGCGTCCTATGCCTATGTTTGGTTCGCCCGGCCTTGTTGATCACTTCTAGAAGGAGTTGGTTTTATGTCATGGCTTTCTAATACTTTAGGCAGTGTTGCTGGTTCTGTTTTCGGATCTGCAGTTCAGAATCATTACAATTCTGCTAATGCCGCACAGGCTAACGCGTGGAACGTTGAAAACTATAAACATCGTTATCAATGGGCCGTAGAAGATATGCGTAATGCTGGCCTTAATCCTATTCTTGCTGCTACTAATGGCATAGGCGGTTCTATATCTGGAGCTTCAGCTGCTTCTGTAGGTATGAGTGATATTGGTTCTACCATGAACTCTGCTAAAGCCGCTAGTGCCGCTGAAAGGCAGGCCAAGAATGCCGAGCATCTTGCAATATCTCAAATTGAAAAAAATGTCGCAGAAGCCGATTCTGTGCGTCAGAGCACTCATGGTACAGTTCTCCAGAATGGTATTCTTGCAAATGATTTGAATCTTCGCGAGCAGACTTATGAAAAACGTCTTGGTTATGAGCTTGAAAAGATGAATTTGGAGCTTGAAAACCTTCGTCTTCAGAGTTCTTACCTTAGTTCTGGTGTTTTGAACAACATTGCTTCTGCTAATCGTGCTAACTCTGCCGCCGCTTTTGATAATATTCAAACTGAAATGGCAGGCATGGAACGTGATTTCTATAAAAATATTGAAAGTCTTACAGGTGCTCCTAGGTCTGTCGCTGGCGGTGTTGGTTCTGCCATCAAAAATGTTATAGGCTTCTTCGGAGGTCGCTATTTTGGAAGGAGATAATTATATGTCTAATAAAACTACTATGATTCTGACTTTTATTGTTACTGTTGTTGTCCCTTTTATTCAAGAAGTTGTAGATCTGATCGAAGCTCTGAAAGGCAAAGCTTCTTCTAATACCGTGACTGCTAAAAAGGTTGCTTCAGACTTTCAAGCTGATGTTGCGCAACTTGTTGAGCCAGTTGCTAATAAGAATGATTCTAAAAAAACTAGCCGTTT